GTGTTTGCCGTCTTCCACTTGTCTTCGTAGCCCTCAAACTGGCCGCCGTAGCCAATAAACGGTGCTTTAGGCGCCAAAGCCAGCATTTCAGCCTCTTGTGACACCCAATAGTTGTACATGCGCTGGGCATCTTTGGCGTTGCGCACAAGGCCCGACACGTACAAACGGCCGTCAACTTCAAATTCATTGCCAACCACGCGGATCACGGGGATCCACTTGCCTGCCCACTCTTTTTCTTCAAGAATTTCGTAGCCGTTGATCTTGCAATAGCGCACTTTGGGGTTGACTGACTCACGCGTGCGCTTAGGTTTGCCGTAAACCAGCTTCATTTGCTTGTCTTCAGCGGTACCTTCAAAGGCAGTTTGACCGCCTGGGTACAAATTCAGCTTGGCTTTTTCGTAGTCGATGTAGTAGTAGCCAGCGATGCGGACTGTGTCCTCATTGAGCCAGTTGCTGATCGATTGATCGCCCACGCCAAGCGACTGGAGGGTCGAAATAGGCGCTGCGTCGGGATATTGACGCTCGTATTCTGCTTTTGTCAGGTCTTCGGTGATAAAACACCACTTGGCGTCCGCGCCAGTGGGGTCTTGGATCAAAGGATCCATGTAAACACTGAAACTGTTGCGCACACGGCCGATCTTGATGTCCTGATCGAAGGTGTTAGGCTCGCAATACTCGGTCATCAGGGTGATGTAACCCTCGCCGTAGGCGACTTGGTTCTCACACGCTGTGTCGTAGGCCACGTCCGCGTCACTGATGTACTCAATGTGACGAATCATGCCGTTGAAAATCTCAGCCACTTGCACGTCGGCGTTGTCGTCCACTGGGATGACCTTGGCGCCTGGGCGGTTCTGACGCATGTCGTTCGTCACTTGACGCACGTGCTGGGGCAGTTTGTTGATTGTGAGTGTTGGGCGTGCGTTGATCGTTTGACCCTGCACCGCGCCTCGGGTGGCCAGCACGTCAGCGGGCCATTGCCACGAATTGTCCGGACTTCCAGCATAAAAACGAAGGTCATCTATCTCATCTTCGCGGCTTTCGGCGTAACATGAAACCGCCATATCCAAACGGGCGCGTGCCACCGTCAGAATGTCCGACGCGCTGTTTTTTGGTTTGCCGCCAGCCGCTACATTGGCCGCAGCAACGATGCCTGTAGGATCAGTCATTGAAGGTATTTCCTTTGCTCATGTTTTCACGCCCCGGTAAAACTTGCAGATTCCAAGGCACATGAAGACCTGATATGGACTTGCCGCGCAATGGTACAACATGATCCACGTGGTAATCAAGCCCTATTTTACGCAAAGCGGAGCAGTAAGTGTAAACGCTTTCCATCTCAAACAAATGGCCTTCATTTAACCATTTCGGCATTCTTGTAGCTTTTGCCGTTCGATAGTTCATCGTCCACAAATTGCGTTTGCCGGGGTGTTTTGTGTTTTGAGTGCGTTGATATTGCGCGCGTTTTTCTGGGTTTTGTTTACCCCATTTAACGGCTTGAGCGCTATATTTAGCGCGGTCTTTGGATTTTGTCTTGTTGGCGATGGCGTTTGCGCATTCGCAACAAGTTTTATTGGCGGTGTAGCGTTCAGCTAAATGACCGTGCTTACAAGCAATTCCAGTGTAATACCTTGGAAATCCTTTTGCTTGCGCATCTGCACGGGCAATTAGTTCAGTCATTCCAAAACCCCTAAAATGTGAGGCTCACGCATGACAACGTAATCGGTGTTCTCATACTTAAATTCTTGCCCTACATCGAAGTATACGTGATCCCCGACCTTTATGTCCAAGCATTTTGGCCCAATTGCGATTGCGATGCCAGTGCCTAGTTTCTCGCCTGGTGGCAACACGAACATCTCGTGCTTCTCGACATCGCGCTCGATAATAATACAGTCTTGCAGGGCTTTCATCAGCTACCCATCCATGAGGTTGCAACCACGCTTCGGTCGGAATATGTGCGCCGCTGCGTGGGTTCACGCGACTCACGGTGGGCTACAGGAAACGCGAAGGTCACGGCCAGTGCATCTGCTGCGTCTGGTGAGGCAAGTCCCCGTGCTTTCATTTCCTTTTTACCCTCTAAAAAGATAGTGCCTGCGGAGTTAGGCTTTTTCGTTGGCCCGATCAGGTCGGCTTTGAGCTGTCTGTCTGTTGGTATCGCGGCTGACCTGAGCCAGTCGCGCATCGTACCCCACATCTCGGCTCTTTTGTTGCCCCACATGATCGGGTTCTTGGCTTTCCAGCCAAAGTTAACCCCGCGCACTTTGTACCGCTGTTCTGTGAGCCTGTCAAGTATCCCGTAGCCAAGCCCGCCCTCGTCGATGACGGTCAGGGTGGGTTTGTACTCTTCGATCGCCTCGATCACGTGGCCCACGACGCTCATGGTGTCCTCGCCCTTGTAGCGCTTGATGGCCACAAGGTCACGGCCTTGGCGCACCACGATGACAGTTGAGTCCATGCCTCCGCGGGCTGGGTCAACGCCGATCACGATGGGTGCGGTCAGGTCTTTATAGGGCACTCGTTTGAACGCATCCTCGACCACAACGGGCGAGATGAACTGGTCTTCGCCGGCTGCTGGGAACTCGCCGTAGACCTCGACGCGGGCTTGGATCGAGTCTTCGCCGTACTCGGCGATGATCTGGTCGTAGACGGCTTTGTCTGTACCCTCGACTGTGCGGGCATCGATGATCTCGGTGTCCCAGAAGTCCCGTTTGGCGTTGAAGCACTCGAAGAAGTACCCGCTGTTTCGCCGTGGGTTACTGAACGCGAACCAGTACCTGTCTAGGATCTTCTCGGTAAAGAAGCCCCCGGCAACTGACCAGATCGCGTCCGGAATACCACTGGCCTCGTCAAAGATCACCATCATCCCGTCGTGGTTGTGGACACCGGCATAACTGTCTGGGTTCTCTTCAGACCACAGCTTGCCCTCAGCGGCCCAGTAACGGGTGCCTTTCTTAAGGTCACGCTCGACCAGCTCGGTCAACCACTGCGCCGGCACGAGCTTGGTGGCCGACGGCTCCCACCAGTGCGAGTTGATCGCCATGGTGGCCCACTTAGTCAGCTCACCCCAGGTGACGGTGCGCAGCTGGTTCTCGCTGTTAGCCGATACGATGACGGAACTGCCTATCCGGGTTGTCAGCATCCACAGGATGAGCCAGCTCACCAGTGCCGACTTCCCGATCCCGCGACCCGAACTGACCGCTCTTCTAAGCGCATCCATGTCCACCTGTCCGCGGTTGGCCTTGATGTGATCGGCTATCTTCCTAAGTGTTCTGCGCTGCCAAGCCCGTGGGCCTTTGAAGTGTTCGAGTGGGGTGTTCTTCTGTCCCCATGGAAACGCAAACAGGACAAACGTCTCTGGGTTGTCTGCAATCTGGGTGCTCCAGAGCTGGGTCATCAAGACCTGTTCATCTTCTGGAGAGTAAATGGGTTTTTGCATCAGTCTTCCGATTCGTCTAAACAATCGTTAATCAACTGCTGCTTCACAAGTTCCAAACAGCCGATAGCTGTGGACATATAAAGCGTTTCATCGTATTTATGGATTATTTCTAAAAGTTCATCCACAAGACCTTGGGCAAGTTTTCCTTGATTTAATTGCATCAGTCCTTGATCTCCACGTCAATCACCTCAGCTTCCACGATCCTCGCCCGAGCATTAGCCAGTGCATCGGTAATACTGATCGAGCCGCCCAGCTCGACGGTTTTAGTCTCACCGTACTTCTTGCGATTGTGCGCACCCATGAGCCACTTGCGAGTGTCGATCTTGAGTCTTGACCGTTGCACGTCCTCCAAGGAGTCATCGGCGTCGGCGATCTCAATGATCTCGCCCGCCATGAACTCCGTGCGCATCTCCTGCGCTTCGGTGAACAACTGGTTCCTCTGGGGGTCACGCTTGATCCAACGATAAAAGTCGTTGTAGTCAATGTCCCGCTGATCATCCCGAAGGATCTGGGACAGCGACTGGCCGTGCGCAATGGATTCGATGACTCGCATGAAGATGTGCTCATACTGAGCCAATGCGAGGGCTTTCACCTCAGGGGGTGATTTGGCAAGGGTGCGAGGCGCAGGGTCTAGCCAGTCTGGTAATTCGAGTTGGTGCTCTTTGTTATCGCTGGTCAGTGTGACATCTGCGCCTACAGGATTGGGGTTCAATGCGTCCATAGTGCTAGCAATGGTATCAGAAGTATCTGTTGTGTCAAATGGGGAGATGAACCCAGTGGGTAAGTGAATACAGGGTTCTTTGAAAAAATAAAAAATTGTTCGCGGGGCCACCGCAGCCGCAGGCCCTTAGTCGCCGGCCCTACCCGGGGGCCTCGGATCCATGGGCAATTTCCATGCCATGCACCCATGCTGCACTGCACCATGACACAACGCCGCATTGATCCCAGCCATGGATCACGGCGGCCATGGGCCATTGTGGCCATGATCACGCACCAAATGTACCCGCTGGGTCAGTCACCCGCTGGGTCAAATGCACCCGCTGGGTCAGTCACCCGCTGGGCCAATTGAGCACTGACCCGCTGGGTCATGATGCAACCCGCTGGGTCATGGGATCACGGAAACCGCAGGCGAGTGCGTCACTTGTGACATCGCGCAGGCGAGGGGGAGGATTAGCATTTTCCCACTGGGTCATTTATTTTGGAATCTCCGTTTTCCTCTACCCTCTGTAAGTCACAATTGACGCACAGATCCAGCAGCACCCATTGGGTAGGGAAAGCACCTAGAACAATTTATTCGTGACTACTTGAACCCAGTGGGTCATTCTGTGTTATGATTGCATCACCGACACAAAATCGGTTTGTAACTGTAACCCGTAAGGACAAACTATCATGAACCTGAACAACCCAGCCACACTAATCGCACTGCACCGCGCCAACGAGATCGCCAAAGCTCGCAAGCTCGCACTGAGCACCATTGAACGCGAAGCACGCGGCGCGTCAACCCTTGAAGCCTTGCAAGCCGTCATCGATCGCGCACTGGCCGAGCTGGCCACTGCTGAACGCGCAACAGTGGGAGCCTGAGCCATGAATAAGCATTCATTGACTTACATCGAATTGAACCCAGCTCCCGTAGCCGAACCCAGCGACGGCGTGATCATCGCCGCTGCAGCCGCTGTAGTGGCTGCGCTGGGCCTGATCCTTGTCGTTTTGTTTTCCCTGTAACCCGTAACCTGTAATTGGAGAATCACCCCATGAAACTAAAATTCACCCCTGGCCCCTGGTTTGCTCGGCCTGCTATCCGAAGTGGAGAATTCAACATCACCGCACAATCTGGGGGTTTCGCGCCCTTGGCCAAAGTCAAGGGAGACAAGCGAGGCACGAGCGCCGACGCCCTGCACAATGCTCGCCTGATGGCCGCAGCCCCTGATCTACTCGCCGCCCTGCTGGCCATGCTTGAGCACTGCCCGGATCTTGAGAAAACCGGCGAGATCGTTCACGCCGTGAAGCTCGCCCGTGCTGCCATTGAAAGGGCCGCGTAATGAAAAACGAAAACCCCGTACTGCTCGCCGCAGCCGTTGACCGTCTCGCACTGATCAAAGCCCAGCTGGCCAACTTGAAAGCTGAAGAGGACGCACTCAAGGCCGCATTGATTGACGCTGGCCAGGCGGCCATTGAAGGCCAGCTGCATCGCGCCGCCGTGAGCTACTGCCCAGGCCGTGACGTGATCGATTGGAGATCCATCGCTGAGCACTTTGCACCATCGCGCCAACTGATCACTGCGCACACGTCAACCGGCGCCGCGTACTACACTGTGCGCGTATCCGCTCGTAAGGGGTCATGATCATGAACTACGAAAACACCGACCAAGATTACGCCGACTACACCGAAGACGACGCCCGGGCGCTGGCCGACATGGAGCGCGAGATCCGCACCGCGGCCAGGCGCGCCCAGCTGCGCGAAGCACTGGAAGGGGGTGCACAATGAGCGCCTGGCCACGCATCAGCGTAACCTCAAAATTAGACGGGATCCGATCCTGGTCTCTTCAAGCCCTGGACACCTGCCCAGGATCAATTGATTCCCCCGGCGTGTTGGTTGACGCCTGCAAGGGCTGTTATGCCACGACGGGCAATTATGTTTTCGCTAACGTCAAAGCACCACGCGAACACAATCGAGGCGACTGGCAGCGCATCGAATGGGCCGACAATATGGTTGCCGAGCTGAGCCGGGATCGATATTTTCGCTGGCTGGATTCTGGGGATCTTTATTCGCTGGGCCTGGCTGAGAAGGTGCTCGAGGTCATGCAGCGTACCCCCTGGGTCATGCACTGGCTGCCCACGAGAATGCACAAGTTCCCCAAATTCCGCCAGGTGCTCGAGCGCATGAAAGCACTGCCCAACGTATCTGTCAGGTTTTCGGCCGACAGCGTCACCGGGGAATACATCGAAGGCCTGCACGGATCCGTGATCGGCCCCGATGCTGCCACATTCCAGGCGCGCCCAGGTGTTTCGCTTTGCCGTGCATACGAGCACGAAGGCAAGTGCAGCGGTTGCCGCGCCTGCTGGGATAAGTCAATCGATTTAATCGCCTACCCCGCCCACGGCCGCAAAATGGCCAAGGTCATCATGATGAAACTGGAGAATTGAAAATGATCAACTTAGAAAACCTCACGGCCACTGAGGCCGAACGCCTGGCCTACGCCGAAGGCTTCCCAGGCACTGCCAGACAGTTTGCCAGGATCGCCGACCTGCAACGGGCACTAGGGCAGGCAGTGGCCACCCTTGACGAGATCGCCTACCGAACCCCAGCACGCGGCCGCCCAGCTGCGGCCAAAGCGGCACTGGCCACCATTGGCCAGACAATCGATCTATGGGAGCTGCCCGAATGAACTACACCGAATCCGAATACATAAACGCCGGCTACCGCTTCGAGCTGGATCAGATCCCCGCGCAATCGCTGCGCATGATGCTGGAATCGGAAACCTTGGATTTTCGCGCCGAGGCCCGGCGCCTGATCGAGCAGGGCCGCGCTGAGGCCAGACTGAGGGCGCCCGCATGAGCGCCGTTCTAGTCGCCCTCACCGTCGCGCTAATCGCGGCCGCATGGGATCTTTGACGCACTGCCCAGGCCTACCCCTCACCCACCCCCAGCAAACGCGCTGGGGCTTTTTTAACCCTAATTTCAAGGATCCCATGACCCAATTCAAAACCGACCTGCTGGCCCTGATCGAGCGCCAGGCACTCACCGACACCCGCGCCGCTGGGCTGCTGGGCGTGCCCGTCTACACCCTGCGCAAGTGGACAGCCGGCCA